GCATTTCTGGCATCACTGACTCGACACTCGAGGACAACATCGAACGTGAAGGATTTGAGGACACGCTGATTCAGTTGATTGCTGATCGTGTCGGCGTTGACCTCGAAGAACTGTTCCTCAACGGTGACAAGTCGAGTAGCGACTCGTTCTTGGCCAAAACGGACGGCTGGCTCAAGAAAGCGGCCAACCTCGTTCAAGGCGATACGGATTTTGACGCCAAGGACGTCGAGGCCATGTTTGACGCGATGATTCAAGCGTTGCCGAAAAAATACCTGCGTGACCGTTCGCAATGGCGCTTCTACGTCCATTGGGACATCGAAGACGCCTACCGTGACGTCCTCCGTGCTCGTGGTACGGGACTTGGCGACACGGCACAAACGACTGCGACGCAACTGGCGTACAAAGGAATTGCGGTTGTCGATGCGGCCAACATGCCTGCCGGAACGGCGCTCTTGGTCAACCCGGCTAACCTTGTCTACGGCATCTATCGCGACATTCGCATCGAGCCAGACCGTCAGCCGAAACTACGCCGTACGGACTTTGTCACGACTTTGCGTGTTGACTGCCACTACGAGGACGAAAACGCGGCTGTCGTCGGTAAAGGATACACTGGCTGATGAGGTGAGCAGGGATGAAAACATTACGAGTGGTGAACAAAGGGAAGAAAGCTCGATACCGCCTCGGTGTCGAGTTTCCTCCTAATCAAACTGTCGAAATCACGGTTTCCAATCGTGAATATCTAACCGTGAAAGCGGTGCGGGATTTTGAGGTGGAAATCGTGAGTGAAGGCGACAAAAGCGAAACGGAACATCGTCACGAAAGTGCCGAACCCACCGAACCTGCCTTGGACGTTCAAAGTATGACGATTGACGAGGTGCTAGAGACGATTAAAGAAGGCAAGCTGTCCGTTGACGAAGCGTTGTCCCAAGAGAAAGCTGGCAAGAAGCGTTCTACGCTCATCGACAAGCTCGAAGCGTTGAAAGAAGAGTGATAGCCAATGCCCTTGTTTGAAAAATCGGTGACCGAGGTGGTGACTCCGCAGGACGTCCGCGATCTAACGGGCGTTTCTGCGGATCACTTTGGATTTCCACCGGACGTTGGCGATCCCGAAACGAAATTGGACAGTTTGTTGTCTACATGGATTGAGCGGATTGCATCACATATCCATGCCAGGCTCAAACGGACTGTTCTTGAAACGGATGACGACTATTTGGCGATTCAAGACGTTTTATTGCGGACTGTCGCCAAAGTTGTCGCGGTTGCCCAACAGCAACGTTCCAGTCCGATTATTCAAATTGACGACTTTGCCGTCTCCATTTTGAATACATCGGACGTCACAAAAGACTTGGGGACGGAACTACAGCCGTTTATGAGACAAAAGATAGACATTTTTCTTTCTTCAGATGACTATGTAGAGGCGTGATGAACATGTTTGATTCCGAAATCAACATGGACGATTTAAGGCGGTTGACTCCGCGGATAAGGGCAGCGCTAAACCGCGCGACCGAACTGACTGCGCTTGAAGTCTGGGGCAATTTGATGGAGTTTTCTCCACAAGACCACGGGCGTTTGGCCGGATCATGGAAATTGCAAAAACGAAACGCGCGGTTCTATACAGTTGGCACGAACGTTGAATATGCGCTTGTGCAAAACTATGGTTCTGGACCATATGAAATCTATCCGCGGCGAGCGAAAGCGTTGCGATTTGAGGTAAACGGTGAAGTGGTCTTTGCCAAAAAGGTCAAACACCCGGGAATTAAGCCGAAACGCTTTATTGAGCGTTCTATCGCCGCAGCCGAACGGCGAATTGACGATTTCGTTGAACAGGCGTTGAAGGAAGTGAAACTGATATGATTCAAAACAAGCCTCTCAAGGACATTCACAGGGAGATTCGAGCAAAGGTTCGGGAGGTATTGGAGCAGGCGCCGGAACTCGCTGAAATCAAACGGATTGTCTACGGGGACAAGGTGAGAGTCGGGACGTTGCACACGCCTGCGATTTGGATTGTTCCCGAGCCGTATGCTCCTAACTTGGTAGGCGGGAAAACAGCCGACCATGACATACGGTTCAACTTTGTCGTGCTCGTCAAAGCGAATGACCCCGAACAAGCGCTTGAAAAAGCCCATGACTTGGCGTTGACGGTCTATGACGTGCTTGTAAAAGATCGGACGCTAGGTGGCACTGTATCGGATGTTCGTGCAACACAAATCGATCCGGCCTACGAGATGGGCAATAACACGCAGGTTTGTTGGTCTGCGGTGCAATTTGATTTTCGAGTGAAACGTAGGGAGTAAAAAATCAACAGTAAGGGGGAGAGTAGCCTTGTCGCTAAAAGACGACAGAAAACCTTTGAAGCATTTGAAGATTCCTGTTTCGTTAGGGATTGGTGAGGGTGGAAATACGCTGCCTCATTTATACGAATATTTCGCTCAGGTTGACGAGCATATCGACAGTCTGAAATCAGGAGGAACACAAGGACCACCTGGGAAATCGGCTTATGAGATCGCGGTCGAAAACGGATTCCAGGGCACAGAGCAAGAATGGCTGGCATCGTTAGTCGGTCCCCAAGGACCACAAGGCCCACAGGGTCCACAAGGTCCACAGGGAGAGCAAGGACCAAAAGGGGACAAGGGAGACAAAGGCGACAAGGGCGAGGATGGTGTTGGCATCACAGATATTACAACGGACGGAACCAACATCATTTTTCACTTGTCAGATGGAACCACAAGACAAATTCCTTTTCCTAGTCAATCAGAATAATTTTAGGTGGTGATTCATAGATGGCAATTACTCGCTATTTAATGATTGGCGAGGAAACAAAGTTCGGGGTGGAAGCGGCGCAATATGTGGAAACGCTAGACCCTGAAAGTGTTTCGATTGAGCCATCCGAAGACGACAAGCTGATTTATGAAGGCATTTCCGGCCTGGATCGCTTGGCGCAATTAGGCGTGTACTCGACAGGCGGTTCGATTACATTGCCACTGGACGACAAAGCGACGGGATGGTTTTGGAAGTGGGCATTAGGCGGCTACGAGGTGACAGGGGACGAATCAACCGGATATACGCACACGTTCTACCCGGCTCGTAGTGCGCTCATGCCTTCGTTTTCAGCCAAGGTTGGGAAGGACATTATGGAGCATGTCTTTCTTGGCAACGTGATTGAGTCGCTTGAATTAGAGATCGAGAATGAATGGGCGTTGTTAACGGTCAATACGTTAGGTGCATCGGACAAGCGAGCGCCGTTGGCGTCTAATATTCAATTTACCGAGGGCAACGTCTTTACGGCACCGATGGCGTCACTTGAAAAGAACGGGACGGACATGAGCGCGTCTGTAAACAGCCTGTCATTGACCGTGGAGACAGGCGCGGACATTGAGAGTGCTCAAGGATTCGGGTCGCGATTCCCGAAAAAAGCGTTCATGGGCTCGATGGTGGTCACATTAGAAGTCGCTCTTGGATTCGACAGCGACAAGGAGCTGATCGCCTTTTGGGGCGGCTCAGACGGTCCAAGCACTGACACGTTGCAAGAATTCAGCTACGCGCTGCATCTAGGAAGCAACTTGGACATCATTTTCCCTCGGTTGATTTATACGGCATCGAGCCAGCCGGTCGAAGGACGGGAAGGTATTGTCCAAACAGTGACAGCGCGAGCATTGTTTGACCAATCGACAGGCACAGGACCTATTCAAGTGTCGCTGACTAACGACAAGGAATCCTATACAGTCTCGTGAGGATAGGCGAAATGCTTATCCTCATCTATTTTTTGGAGGTGTAAAAAAATGGGCGAGGTCAAAGAAAAATACATTTGGTATTTCTTTAATACAGCAGACGGAACGAAGATGATCGTTACCGACGAAAAAGACGTTGTTCAAGCAGTGGAAGTATATAAAGCACTGGGATATAAAAACGTGGACAAAATTGAATTCGCTGGCAAAGTGTACACAAAATGAAAAAATTGGAGGGAAAACGAATGGCTAGAAAATTGACTGCCGGTGTATTGAACGGAACAGCCTACCAAGAAACGATGATTGTGACATGGAACGGAGAAGAATTCGAGGTGGATATTCGGCCGTTGAACAACAAAGAAGCTACGGAAATTGAAGAACTCTTACAAGAAGGCGTGACGGTGAAAGGAACGCCAACACTGAAAGGAAAGATGGCACAGACGCTTCATTTCGATTCAAAGGCCAACCTGCGCGGCCGGAAACGGGCGGCCATTAAAGCGGTGGCATACGGAACAGTTGACCCGATGATTACGGAGCAGGTCGTGGAGAATGAATTCCCACCAAAACTGGTGGATGAAATCGCTGAACGGATTTATGCAATCACGGGCATCGGTAATAAGCAACAAGTGCAAGAAGCGGTGGAAAATGATGACGATTCCTTTCTTCAATCGTGAAGGAAGGAATTTTTATTTTCTCGTGAAAGAGTGCGGCGTTTCGCCACTCGATATTCCATACATGACGCCGTTGCAACAAGAGGTATTAATCGCGCATCATAACAAGATTCAAAAAGAGCGCCAAAAAGAAATGGAGAAGCTGCGAGGAAAGCTCCCTGCACGAGCGCGTTTACGAAAGGGGAGGTAACGCATGGCGAAACCGGTAGTTGAAGTGGCCATTACTGGCATAGACGAAGTATCCGGCATTTTGAATCGCGTCACTCGAAACGCAGAGAAGGCGTTCAACTCTGTGGAAAGTGCCGTCAGATCGGTGCCGGATTTGGATATTCAGGCCGATACATCTCCTGTTGTCCGGCTAGAAGGAGCGATCCGAGAACTCTCTCAAACCATCCGTTCCATGCCCTCCCCGAAAGTGGATACATCGAAAGCAAGGGGCGAATTGAAGAAACTACAAGACGAAGCGGCGAATACGCAGAAATCACTGAAAGACATCGACTTTGAGCCTATTCTGTCCGGTATGGCGACAGGTGCAGGAATTTCAGCGGTCGTCGGGAAAGCGTTAGAGAGTGTAAACACGGAGACAAAAATTCGTGTGTCGTTCGACGTTCCGCCAGAGTCCATTAAGACGGTCAGGGACGCGACAAATACGGTCAAAGCGTATGGGATTGACGCCGAAAGCGCCTTGGAAGGTGTTCGGCGTCAATTTGCGTTGAACGCGGATGCCAGTGATGCGGCAAACCGAAAAATTGTCGAGGGAGCCGGAGCGATTGCGGCTGCCTACTCAGGAATTGACTTCACGGAGCTCATCCAAGAAGTGAACGAGATTGGCAGCGAGCTTGAAATGTCGGATCAGCAAGCGCTCGAACTAGTCAACGCCTTGCTACGTGTTGGATTCCCTCCTGAACAACTCGACATCATTTCTGAGTACGGCCAACAACTGCAACGAGCTGGATTTGACGCCAAAGAAATTCAAGCGATTTTCGCGGCTGGCGTTGAGACCGGAACTTGGAACATAGATAACCTCTTGGATGGCCTCAAGGAGGGGCGTATCCGATTGGCTGAGTTTGGCCAAGGCGTTGACGACTCAATGAAGGAGCTGTTGCAGGGAACAGGCATTTCAGCCAAGCAGTTACAAACGTGGGGACAGGCTGTTGCGGCCGGCGGTGACAAAGGAAAGCAGGCCATGCAACAGGTCGCCAAAGCGTTGATGAACGTCAAAGACGAGACAAAGCGCAACGCCTTGGGAGTCGCGATTTTCGGAACTATGTGGGAAGACCAAGGCGACAACATTGCGGAAACGCTCCTGAACATGAACAAGCACTTGGATGACGCAAACAAGAACCAAGACTTGTTCAATCAGACCGTGCAACAAATGAATGCTGACCCGATGGTGCAAATGCAAAATGCGTTCAACGATTTAAACACAGCCCTAGCTCCGGTGTATCGGGGGATTGCTAATGTAGTCAGCAAAGTAGCGGAGTGGATTTCGAATAACCCGAAATTGGCAGCAACCATCGCGGCGATTGTCACGGTGATTGGCATTATCACCGGACTGTTTTTGACGCTCGCGCCGATTGTGTCTACCATCGCTACGGCGATGGGCGTTCTTGGCGTCAGCTTTGGAGCGATTGCGACGCCAGTGTTGATTGTAATAGGCGTTATCGGAGCGCTTATCGCGATCATCGTTTTGCTATGGAAGAACTGGGATTCGGTCAGCAAGTTTTTGTCGAACTCGTGGAACGCAATCAAAAGCGTGGCGCAAACGGTGTTCAGCGCGCTCGGTGCGTTCTTTACGAGTGTGTGGGAAGGCATCAAGAGCGTATCCATCACGGTCTGGAATGCTATCAAGTCCGCGTTGTCAACGGCGTGGAGCACGATTAAATCTGTGGCTTCTACCGTTTTTGACGCAATTAAAACAGCGATCTCGAACATTTGGAACACGATTAAAAGCGTGACATCGACCGTCTGGAACGCTATCAAGTCGGCGTTGACGGCAACGTGGAACGGCATTAAAAGCGCCGTATCGACAGTATTCAGCGCGATCCAGACGGTGATTTCGACCGTGTGGAACGTCATTCGTACCATGACGACAACGGTCTGGAATGCCATCCGTTCGGCTTTGACTACTGCATGGAACGCGATTAAATCTGCGGTTTCTTCTGTTTTCAATGCAATTCGGAACGTGATTTCAACAGTCTGGAACGCCATCCGTTCTGTCACGTCGAGCGTGTGGAATGGTATCAAAAGTGCAATCAGTTCTGTTATCAACGGCATTCGTTCGGGAATTTCAAGCACGTTCAGCAGCATTCGCAGTATCATTTCAAGCGTATGGAATGGAG